TCTGTTTCTTTTCCGAGTAAACCAGAACGTAACCTGCTTGCCAAATGTGTCAGCGGCGTAGCCCGGGTGGAGCGAAGCGGAACCCGGACATCACGTGATGCGATCGCCGAAGCGACCCTTCGCTCGAAATGAAATTTCGCCGACAACGTGCCATGTGTGGAACCGAAGCCCGGTTTCCGCCATAGCGTCAGTCGCCCGCCATAGCGCGTCCTAAAGCGCGTTCACGCGCGTCCATAGCGCGTCGAAGACGCGCGTGAACGCGCTTTAGGACGCGCTATGGACGCGCGTAAACGCGCTTATGCCCCCCGGGCTACGGCTCAACGAACGACTACGGAGACGATCGAGAGATGAACAGGTTCGTTCTAACAGGGGCACCCGGCGCGGGAAAAACCGCGATCATCCGTCAGTTGGAACTCGATGACTTCAGCGTCGTCGAAGAGGCGGCGACCGACGTCATCGCGCTGGCACAGGCGCAGGGGATCCCCGAGCCATGGACGCACGCCTCCTTCATCGATTCAATTGCGGCACTGCAGAAGCAGCGGCAGATCCGCGCTGCAGACGAAACCGTCATTCAGTTTCACGATCGATCGGTCGTCTGCACGGCGGCGCTCGCGGACTATCTCGGGCACCCGCGTTCCGGTGCTCTGGTGCGCGAGCTGAAACGCATCGAGACCGAGGCCATCTTTGCCAAACGCGTTTTCTTCATCCAGAACCTCGGCTTCATCGCGCCGAGCGACGCGCGCCGGATCAGCTTCGAGGATGCGCTACGCTTCGAGCGGCTGCATGAGGAGACTTATCGCAGCCTCGGTTTCGAGATCGTTCCTGTTGCGCCGGCAAGACTGCCGGACAGGGTCGATGCAATCAAGCGCTGCGTTGGGTCCGTGTGAGACCCGCGCGCTACCGCGTCACCTCGATCGGCGCGCAATTGGTGCGGCCGGACATGAGACAATCCTGCAGCCGCGCCGCGCTCCATAACGTGCGCGCAAGCACGAAGCCAACGACCATGAGCAGGACGACCGCTCCGCCCGCGATCAGCGCCTGACGGCGACGCACATTCGCGGCGTCATCTTGATCGTCGTGATCCCCTTGATCGCCGTCGGACATCGCCGCTCCTACTGCATAAACTTGTTGAACAGGTTGCCGCCGAGCGTGCCGCTGCCGGAGACGCCGAGGCTGAGCAGGCCGGTCCCGAGCCCCCAGAGATTGGCGGCGCCGGAAAGATTGCCCAGCGCCGCATTGGCATTGGCGTTGCCGATCGAGGTGTCGCCGCCGTAATAGGCATTGCCCTCGCCCATATCGCTCGCATTCTGCTGGTTGCCGAGATTGCTGTACAGCGATCCGATCCCGCTCGCTGCATTGCCGGCGGCGCCGAGATAAGGCTGCAGCGCGTTGACGTAGCTGTTCCAGTTCTGATTGAGCAGGCCGCTCTCGTAATTGGCGAGGTCGAGATTGGTCTTCCCCGATGCGAGCTGGCCGCTTCGCGCCTGGTTGGCATCGACAGTGTTCTGGATCTGCTGCTGCGCGAATTGCAGTCCGGGATTGTTCTGGAACGCGGCAATGGCGGCCGCATTGCCGGTGGCGCCGTTGAGGCCGAGCGCGTTGCCGAGCGCCGTCGTGCCTTGCGAGGCGTTGGCGTAGTTCGACAGGAAGGGTTGCAGCCCGGTCATGTAGTCGGTCTGCAGCGCGTTGCGGCCCTGCGCAAACCGATTGCTCAGATCAGCGAGGCCCTGATCGATGCCGCCGGTCTGTGCACCGGCGGCCTGCTTCTGCGCGTTGTTGGTGAAGATGTCGAAGGGGTTCATGGTCGTGCTTTCGTGATTGTGGGTTCAGCGCGCTCGACCCTGTCATTAGGCGTTCCCTCCCCCCTTGCGGGGGAGGGAACGATCGCAACAGCGCTCCGAGCAAGACGAGTGTGCATATCCGGTCGCCTCCCGCCTACGGCCCCCACGCCGCGACCGCCAGCGCCTGCGCGCCGCCCATCGCCACGCCGACAGACAGGACCTGCGCGCCTTGGATCTGCGCGCTGGCCATGCTCGCTTTCGGATTGATCAGCGAAAGATCGACATCGTCGGTCAAGCCGCTCCACGCCGCCGGCAGGCTGCCGGAACTGGAAAAGACCGCTGCGATCACGACCGAGCCGCCAGGCACGGTCAGGCTTGCGGCGCTCGTGCCGGTCGCCGCTGCGGCCGGCATGAGCAGGCCATTGCCGGTCACGCTGTAAAGCCCGAGTGCGAAGTCCCATGACGGACCCGTTGCCGAGATGGTCACGGCGCCGCTCGTGCCGGTCGGGACCAGCGCGGCCCAGATGCTGGCGTGCGAGAAGCCGTTGTTCGCGGGTCCGGCAACCTGCGTCGCCGCCGTGCCGCCGACGGTGACGGCGGTGACCGTCTGACCGATCGCGCCGCCGGCGATCGCGGCCACGAGGGTGCGGTCGGGTGACTCGGCGCCGAAGGCGAGGCCGGAGAAGGTGTGCGGCGGTTCGACCGCGACGACCGAGGCAGCGGCAAGAAACGCTCGTTTGACGACACCTCCGCCGGGGAAAGGCGCGCCGAACGCCATCATTGCAGCGCCTTGATCAGATAGGCGCTCGCGCCGCCGGCAAAGCCGTAGATGAACACGACGAACTGGTGGCCGTTCGTGGTGTCGAGAGAATCGCCGGCCCAACTCTTGGAAAAGCCCGAGAACGTGATCGCGCCCGCGGCGGCGCCATTGGTGATCAAGAGCTCGAGGTCGCCGACCTGCGTGCTGGCGGCGAGGGTAAACGCGCCGTTGTTGACGAGCTTCTGCTTGAGATTGTCGGACGGTTCCGGCGTGACCGTGCCGCCGGCGACGGTACCGAGATCGAAGGTCTGCTCGTTGAAGCCGCCGACGAGCGTCTGATTGCCGGCGACGCTGAGCACCGCGTTGCCACCGACCGACAGCGCGGGAAAATTTCCGCTCCGTGCCATCGCGTCGAGCTGCGCCAGGTATTGCGCATAGCTTTGCGAGACCTGTCCGTCCTTGGTCGCGAGTTGCACCGTCGGTGCCGGCAGCGGCGGCAATGCCATGGCTTACGCTCCGATCTCGCGCGGGTCGCTCGACTGCGTCGCCTGCAGGAAGGCGGTGTAAACGGGATCGCTGACGTCGATGCGCCACCGGCATCCCATCGGCCCCGACAGCCCCATGCTTTTGACCGACGCGCGCTGGCGCAACGCCTTCGATTGCTGTCCGAGCTTGCGGATCAGCGGGTTGCCGAAGCTGATCCCGCCGTCCTTCGACAGCGAGATCGCCACCGACGGATCGACCACGTTCACCGGACTGGTGACGTCGGTGACCGCGCCACCGGAGACGTAGGCACGGGCGAACGTGGTTCCCTGCAAGTCGAGATGGGCGGCATCGACGATGGCGGCGAGAAAGGTGCCGTTGGCCTCGGTCGTGCCGGATACGCCGACCACGTTCACGGTATCGTTGGTTTGCATCTGCGCCGTCGACATCACCTGCAGCCGGACGGCGCCGTTCGTTCCCGCGCTCGCGCCGAGCACCGGCGTTGTGACATTGGCGACGGCGACGCCGACGCCCATGTCGAAGTCGAAATCGGCGCGGGCGATGCGGATCTGATTGGGAAAGTCGCGCACCGGGCCGCTTTCCATGCGGAACAGCTGCACGGCGCCGTTCTCGGTGAAATTGGTCGAGTCGACCCAGAGCAGATTGCCGCTCTGCACGTCGCCCATCAGCCATTTTCCGAACGCCGGATGGCCCCCGGTCGCGCGCCAGCGTCCGAACAATCCGCTCGGCTGCAGCGACCAGCGCTCGTTCCACTTGGTGGTCGCGAGGTTGAATTCCCACGACCACGCCGGCGACGACAGGCACCAGAATTTCTTCCCGGCGAAGGCGTAGCAGGAGGCCTCGAGCGTGTTGCCCGCCCTCACCTGCGCCTCGATCAGGCGGTCGAGGTCCGGCGGCGACACCTTGACCGGCTTCACCGCGCCGGGGGTCGCCCAATAGACGCCGAAATCCTGCGCCACCCACATCAGCTCGGAAAATCCGACCTCCGAGCCGGCGATCGCGCTCGCCTGCGCCAATCCGTATTCGATGACGGCCAGGCGACCGTAGGGAAATTGCGGCGCGACCCCGGCGACGTCCTGCCAGATCTCGCAATGCCCCGTGGTGAACAGCCAGAGCCAGCCGCTGTAAGCGATGCAGCGCAGCAGCGTCACGTCGGATTTCGCCTGCGCGGTGATGAAAGTCTGTGAATTGATCGTCCCGACGGAGTTGAGCGGCGAGGCAAAGCAGCGCCCGTCGCCGATGGTGTAGAAGAAATACCCGTCCTGAAAGCAGACGCTGTTGGGCTGCGGAAGATTGCCGCCGCCGTTGTAGAGCACGGGCGCGGCCGGCGCGCCGGCATTGGTCAGGAGGTAGGCGCCGTTGTCCACGTCGACCGCGACCACGTCGGCGCTCGGGTTGGTCTGGTTGCGGGCGATGGAAACTTTTTTCGCTCCCGGGAGACTGCCGAGCAAGGTCGTGACGCCGGCGCTGTTCACGGTGTACGCATGCGACCACACCTCGAATGACAAGTTGTTCACGATCAGCCCGCCGCGATAGGTCGCGGTCTCGCTCGTCGTCGCGTGCAGCGAGAGGCCGGGGCTGCGCCGCCACACCTGCCGGGCCGGGCCCGTCGGCTGCTGCGGATCGTCGAGCGGCTCGGAATAGGTGTTGATCAGACGTCCCGCGCCCTCCTGCGGATTGGCGCCCGGGAACGACGAGAGCGGAAACGGAATGTGGCTCGGCAGACGCGTCGGCATCAGAAATAGTCCACCAGCAGCACCTCGCCCGTCGGACGCGCGCGCATCATCTGCTTGAGGGAGAGCGCGGCCGCGCCGCTGCCGGGCGGCACGCCCAGCCCTTTTTGCGTGAGCTTCATCACGTCGTCCGGCGTCGCCCCGAACTTGCTGGCGCATTCGCCCGCCACGATATCGGCGAGATCAGCGAACCAGGCACCGGGAATGGCATTGACGTCGGCGACAGTGACGATCTCGAGCGCGGCGATCTTGCGCATGATGGCGTCGAGCTTTTCCGCGACGTAGGTGGTGTCCTCGGGATCGACCGGCTGGCCTGCGCCGAGCACGCCGAGATTGGCCAGCGCCTCGTTGATGAGATCGGTCGCGGTGCGGTATTGGCCGGGCA